CGGGTTCACCCCATACTGGTTCATGTAGTTCTGGAGCGCCCGCTGCTGCTCCCAGTTCTGCACGATCCCACCAAGCCCCGCGAATGCCTGGTTCGCCTGCTGGCCGTAGGCACCCGCCTGCTGTCCGTAGCCGGCTGACGCCGCTCCGCCCTGCCCGAAGCCCATCCCGATCCCGCCGGCCAACTGCGCCAGCGCCTGCTGCTGATGCTCCGGGGCCTGGATCGCTAGCTGACGCCGGAACTGTCCATACTGCTGCTGCCCCAATGCGGCGTTCCGCCCCAATGCCGCCCCAATCGAAGCGTCAGCCAATCCCCGCTGCCCGAGCTGGAACCGGAGCGCGTTGGCGCCCTGCATCTGGTGGCGGTTGATATCTTCTTGCGCGGACTGGAGCCGGAGCTGATCCTCATAGCTGCCGTAGCCGCCACCGAGGCCGAACTGCTGCGAACGGTTCTGCAGCCCGAACTGACCCGCCCCGAGCTGGTTCACGCCCGCGCTAGGGCCGAGCCCCGCGTTGGCCGCGAGCTGCTGAATATACTGCCCGAAGTAGGGCTGTGTCTGGTTGTAGGTCTGGTTCTGATGCTGAATGAGCTGGGCCTGGCGCCTCAGCATTTCTTTCTGACTGTTAGCGGCGCTTCTGCCGGTGATAGCGTTGCCAATAGCGCCAGCCGCGCCGATGGCGTCTCCAACCCCAAAGCCTCCGAAAAAGCTAGGCATTGATCTATCCTTTCTTCGTCGCCGCTCCGCCCCGGCGGCCGTTGTTATTTCGGGTGGGTGAGATCGGCTTCAGGTTCTTCACGCTGTTGTTCAGCGCGTTGCCGTCTTTGTGTTCGGCCTGCTTGCCCTTCATCGCCGCCGCGCCGTGCTGCTTCACCAGCTTCAGCCGTGCCCGGTTCCTGGCCGCTCGCTCTTTCTTCCGCGCCGGGTCCTCGTTCAGACGTTCCTGGACGTAGTTCCTCGCCATACTCTACCTCTCTCAAGAGCGCGCCCATCGCCTGCATCCAGTCCCTGCGGTGCAGCAGGCGGACCGGCTCCCGGCCGCTGTCAGCTACCTGGGCGGTCTCGTCATCCGTCTCGATCCACTCCACCTGAACCCAGATCCTGTATACCTGTCTGCTCATCTACGGTACCGTATCTGGCGTGACGCGGATCACGTTCGCGCCGCTTCCGATCAGTATAGCGATCCGGCCCGAGGCCACCGTCGTGCCCGTGCCCGAGGTGCCGATGATCCGAATAGCCTGCGCGTTGCGGTTCCTGACGATCCAGAGGTTGCCGATCCCCAAGGGCACGATGATGTCACGACTGGCGGTCAGCACCGCGTCCGTCTGAATATCAATGTAGGCGGCGGTCAGCGCCGGGACCGCGAGCGTCAGGTTCGCATCCGTCGTGAACGTGACCTGAGTCGAGGCGAACCGGAACGGCACGTTCTCCCCACCGAACTGGGTGCCCGCGATCAGCCCGCACTCCAGCGTGCCCAGGTCCAGGTTCAAGGGAGTCGCGCCGCCATCGGTGATCAGCCCCAGGTTCACGAGGCTATCCTTGATGTCGGTAGTCGCGCCAGGGCGCACAATCGGCGTGGCGTTGTAGAAGCCCAGCTTCTGCGTCGTCGCCGTTCCGATCTTCGTGCCGGTCGTTGTCCCGAGCACCACGTCCACCGCGTCCAGCAAGGTCAGTGGCCCTGTCGCCCCGATCCTGACCAGCAGGTTGTCCGAAACGTCTCGGGCCTGGAAGAGGTCCGCCGTCTGCGCCGTCACGCCCCGCACCACGAAGCCCCGCGTTCCTGAGTCCGGCGTGTTCACCTCCAGCTTCGCCAAGGTCGGTGCCGCGCCCACCCCGAAGGCGGCCGGGGTCCAGTTCTTGTTGCCCCACTGCGAGGTGCCGTCGTTGTAGACCAGGAAATCGCCGTTGGCTACGGCCGAGATCGTCACGTCAGAGAGATCATCCAGGGACATCAAATCCGCTATCGGTGTGTTCACGAACAGCGAGCCGTTGTGCCGCAGGATGTGCCCGGTGGTCGGAGCGCTCACTGAAACGTCGGTGAGATCGTCCAGAGAAAGATAGGTCCGCTTATCCTGCGGTGCCCAGCCCGTCGCGGTAAACACCAGCAGCTCGCCCACCACCGCGTTCGGCAGATCCGGGGAGCCCTCCACCTTGGTCCGGTCCATCTCCCGCAACGCCCGGTAGGTGCGCCGATCCGTGGCGTTCTGGTTCCCGAGCTGCCAGTCCACTGGCCTGCCCGGAATGATCTCTGAAGGGTCAACGATCTTGCCGTTATTCAGCGCCATTACTGGGCCACGCTCCAGTGCAAACCCGCCGCCAGCAGTTCCAGCTCCGTGGCCGTGGTCGAGCAGGACCAGTCAATGCGGAAGTGCTCGCTTCGCGCCTGCTCCACCGTGCTCTCGAACAGCCGCGCCACCGTCTCGCCGGGATCGTCCACCAGCGCCAGGTTGTGCGTCACCGTCTGCACCGTCGCCCCCGTGCCCTTCTTGAGGGTGACTGTTGCGGTTCCGGTACCCTTCTTCGCCTTGATCTCGATGTAGTGGGCTCTTTTCTCACGTCCGGCAAGACCCATGTCCCAGTCACGGCTAACCCACCGGGCTGGGATAGCAGTAGACGCGGCAGGGCTGGCATCAGTAGCTCCGGTTTCGAGCTGGTAAACCCTCGAATGCCCCTCCAGTGCTCCATAGATCCTCTGCTTGTTACCGGCAACATAGGTGGTCACGGTGCTGTCGTGCCACAGCCAGTTCGTGTTCGTGGTCCAGACGCCATACTGGAGGTCGAACACAATCGAGCCGGTGCTCCAACAGAGATAATACCGCTCTTCCCAGACAAAGGCGTGTGCTCCCGCCATCTCGGCGGCGGTCATCGCCTCGATGGTGCCGCGCTGGTCGTCCGAGATCCGCTGCGTCTGTCGCCCGTCCCACTGGTAGACCCCATCCGGCCCCAGCCACAAGAGGAGGCTCTTGACGGAGACGATGGTTCGATGCGCCACGCAGCCGTGGTCGCAGAACTTGGTGAGGAGGAACGAGTTCGGGTCCACGCCCTGCAGGAGGTGGCCCGCCCCGCCCGTGAACACCGCAACCACTGCACCATGCGAACACAGGCCCGTGATCTCACCAGCGGCGCGGCCCTGCAACTTGGCCCGTGTCCCCTGGTTCGGGTCGTCCAGATCCGGAGAGGCCGGCGAGTAGTAGGGCTGCGAGACGTTCGAGATATAGACCGTCTGCGGGTCGGCCGCGTTGCCCGCGCCGATCAGCCGGTTCTGGTGCTCCACCAGATACTTGACCGGCGGGAACCGGGTGTTGAAGTCCACCATGATCTCGTTGCCGCTGATGTCCCCGATGGTATCGTTGAACGAGGTGGTGCCAATCGGCAGGGTCGTCACCTTCTGGTAGACGGTAGACTCCGGGTTCAGCCGCCAGATGATGATCGAGGTCACGTCGTCAAGGGCCGAGTTCGGCAGCGATCCCACGAACACATCGCGGGTGTTCGGCTGGAAGAGGGTGGAGACCGTCTTCGCGTCCGAGGGCTCCCCGTAGACGCCATCCACGTTCACGAAGCTGACCTTGTAGCTGAACTCGCCGTGGCCCATCGAGCCCGCGCCCGCGTCCGCCAGGGTGAAGGTGTTGGGCGCCTTGTCCACCATCGCCGTCGCCGCTGCCTTGAAGAAGTCCACGCCCGAGGCTGTGGTCGGCGTGCCCACCGCAGAGAGGTCGTTGGCGGAAGCTACCACGCTGTCCAGATAGTTCGTGGAGAGGTTCCAGTAAGAGACCAGCGCTACTTTTTCGGCGGCGGAGAGGCTGCTGTAGCTCTTGCCAGCCCCGCTGTTGTAGAGCGAGGTGCGCAGGGGCGCGGAGAGCACACCGCCGCCGGAAGCCGCCGATTTCCAGAAACCGGCCCGCTGCGCCCGGCCCGTGAGAAAGCCGATCCAGCCCGCGGCGTTCGAGTGCGCGCCGATAGAGAACTCCACCGCCGCCGCCGTGATGCCGTTTGAGTAGGCCACCGAGACCGGGGTCGCGTTGTTCACGCTGATATTGGCGGTATTCGCCACGCTGTCGTGCCAGCCGACCACGTAATACCACTGCCCCGTCGCCACCGTCAGCGTGTCTACCGCGTCCGCCAGGAACGGACCCGAGAAGTTCCACACCGAGAACTCGAACTTGCCCACCGCCTGGTTGTACCAGAGCCGCCACTCGCGCAGGGTGGAGGAGCCGTTGTCCCAGCGGGCCATCAGCGTTTGCGAGGCGGCGATACTGTCCATGTAGAACCAGCCGGCGACGGTGAAATCAATATCGCCCGTCTCCAGACTCAGGTTGTCCGCGTGAAACAGCACCTGCGAGGAGGCGCCCACGAACTGCGTCGCCATGTCGCCCGTGCCCGTCCCCGCAGCGTAGCGCGTGTTCTGCGAGGTGCCGTCCCCGAGATACACCTTCCCTTCCACCCAGGCCGCGTTCACGTCCGCGCCCGCCGCGAACCGTGTCGCGCCGTTCGGCACCGTCGCGCCTACCGTAGCATCGAAGAAATCAACAAGGTTCCTGTTATGGACCCCCAGGAGGTGCTCCGTGCTGCCCAGCTTGAACCATTCCAGCATCTGCAGGTTCTGGTCCGGGGAGAGGTTAGAGGAGCCTAATGCGGCCGTGCCCTTACGACGCACCAGCTTCTGCCTGGATTTGTATAAATTCTCCAGCGTGCTGGCCTGCGTCTCCGCTACCTCCATCGGCACGTCGTCGTTCTCTCCGAGGAAGTTGCTCACGCGCAGCGGTGAAGTGCCGCGAAATCTAGGCATAGGTCATCGTCCGAAAACTAGCCAGAGCAGATAGGCGATCACGCAGACCCCCATAAACGTCAGCGCCACGTCGTCCAGGTCTCTCATGGTCCAGGTATTTGGCGATCAGGGTTCCACCAGGGAAAGTAGCCCCGACGCCAGCGTGCATCGCCACCCACCACCGTCGCACTCCCCTCCATCACGTCCGCGAGGTTCGAGCGGGCCTGCAGGAGCGCCTCGTCCCATTCCCGCTTGTAGAGCTGCACCTTGTCGCTGCCCTCTCCCGGTGTCGCCTTCAGCGCCGCCTTGTAGAGACAGTAGCTCACAATCGCCGTATCGTTTCCGAGCGGCACCTGATACCGCTCCGTAGCCAGGGTCGGCGAGGGCGGCGTGGCCGCGTAGAGGATCACCAGCCCTCCGGTGATGTTCGTGGCCGGCGGCGGATACAGGTTGATCGAGGTCGAGCCGAGCATGTAGAAGCCAATCGGGGTGCCCGACGCCTGGCTACGCCAGTCCCACCACGAGCCCCACGCCTGCTCCCCGCCGTCCATTCGCCGCTCGGTCAGGTGCAAGAGCGGGCCGTTGTTGTAGCGCACCTCGATGATCGAGAGCAGGTCGTCGGGCAGATCGTAGGCCGCCTGATTGGCGACGATGTTCAGCGTGGCCGAGGTCCGAAACCACGGAGCGTCACCGCCGATGATCGAGATGGCCTCGTTCGCCCAGGCGTCAATATCCTCGTCGCGCAGGAGCCCGTTCCCACGCAGGCCCATATCGCCCCGCACGCGGTCGCGGAGTTGGGCGACGGTAAAAGTTGAACGCTGGACGGCCATCGGTTACACTCTCATTCAAGGGGGACAGGTGGTGTATATGAAGCACGCTGTCCGGTTAAGGTAGCGCGGAAGCGCAGGCCCCACGCGGACAGAAGACGGGGAAGGCCCCGCCAGCGCCCCCTAACTCTTCTTCTTTCCCTTCGGCTTCTCGGTCTTCTCGTTCATCTCCGTACCCAGCTCGCCTTCCGGCACGAAGCCACGGAGCTTGTCCCCGGAACCCATCGCTGGATACAGGTGCTCAGATCCTTCAGGCACGAAACCGGGGAACGTAGGTTTTCGGAACATGGGTTCACGCATATGGTCTGCCATTGTGGTCTCCGAGGAGGGGCGGAAACCCGCCCCTCCTCATCAGCTTAGTCAGGATCGTAAAGCTCGTTCAGAAGGAAGACCTTCTTCAGAGCCGTATTGCCAGCCGACGAGTATGCCTCGGCCGCCACCGCCGCGCTCTTGGCGCTCTGCGTCGTCGCGCCCTCGGACACGAAGGCGTTAATTATAGTGCCCGCCACCGTCTTCAGGAACTGGTCCTTTACCACGGGGGTGGTGCCGTGGCAAAGCGCATTGCACCAGCCTTCGATATACGCCTCGCCGTAGCTCGCAATCGGAACCGCCTCCGCCGCCACCGCGCAGCGCAGCGGCACCGTGCCTGCCGCCAACGCGATCAGCGCCGGAGCCGTCTCCTCGTCGCCGTCCTCGGCGCGCAGGTAGACGCCTCCCACCACGAGCGCGGCACCCGTCGCGTTGTAGAACCGCTTCGAGATCCGGGGCTCACCCGTCACAACCCCGGTGCTGTCCACGTAGAACGTCGTCCGCTCGAACTCCGGCGAGTCCGCCGCCAGGCTGGAGCGAGCGGGAATGGCTGCATTCAATCGTACAGGCATGTTAGCTCCCTCCTCTACTAATCTGTGAGTCCCGTAAGTTTCGCGTGAAACCTGGGATTGTTACTGGTCATCGCGCCAATCCAGCGCACGATCATGGCGTCCACGAGCTGCTTTGTAGGCTGTCTCCTGTCCGTCCACTTGAAGTTGTAGCCGCGCAGAGGGCGCAGCGCGAGGAAGTCAGAGTTGATGAAATACATCGTGCCTGCCGGGCAGTTGTCGCTCCACACGATGGGCACACCCATCCAGGCCGCGTGCTGGAACCCCAGGTCCGCCATCTCCACCGAGGTGGTCCGGTAGGCCGGGAGCACCATCCGCTGATACGCCTCATACTCGGCGAGCGTGGTCAGGATCAGGTCCGGCTTCTGGATACCCTGCCGGGTCGCCTTATTAAAGGTCGTTCGGATCAGGTCCTCGGAGAGCTTTCCGCCGGTCGTGTCCACGTAGCTCTGCCAGAACGTGTTACCGGTGCGGGAGATGTTCCCGTAGGTGCCGCTGTTGGCGACGATGGCATCAAGCCCGGTGATCGCGTTCGGATCGGCGGTGCCGTCCTTATACAGGTCCTGGTCGAACTTGGTCTGGAGACTCATCGTCTCCTGATCCACCTTGGTCTTCCAGAGGTTGATCATCGCGTTCGGACCCGTGTTCAGGGCCTGATCCAGCTCGGACATCACCACCGAGCCCGCGATCCACTTCCAGGGGAACTGCGCCGCGGACAGTCCTTCCACGGGTCGCAGGTCAATCTCGTCAAAACCACTGCCCATCCAGTGGTTCGTGTTGTTGGTGTCGAACATCACCGGCTCAACGAGCAGGGGACCGGGGTCCGCCTCGATGATCCGGCCGTGGCTTTTCAGCCAGGCGAACAAAGGGAGCCCTTCAAAAACCGTGTCTGCGAACTTCTTGTTCAGCCACGTGTTAAGGGTACTCGCCTGTGCCGCCGTGAAGTTAGTATTCCCGGTAGGCATCCTATAGGCTCCGCCCCCGGCTTGTTAGCGGGGGCTAGTCGGAGCCGATTGAAGCCGCGATAGCCTCTTCCAGAGACATCTCGCCCACATCCCGAGGGGCTGATCCGGCGCGGTTGGCGACCGAGGACGGCGCCGGGCTCATCCCGGCTTTTCTGGCAACCGTCTTTGAGGTCTTGTCCCGCTCGCGCTGAAGTACCTTGTCCATGAACATGTCTTTCCAGACCATCGGCACCAACTGCGGGGTGCCGCCGATCTCGAAGACGCGCTTCATCACCGCTTCCCGTTCCTCGAACGGGATTTCGCTGTACTTCTTCTCCAGCCCCTCGAACTGCCGGCTCATCTCCACGCGGTTGTTCGCGGCCACCAATTCGGCTGTTTGCTGTTTGAGTGCCTGGATCTCAGCCTGCTGTGCACGCTCCGTCTCTGTCATATACTGCGGATCCAGATACGGGTTGGCGGGCGGTCCCAGTGAGTTCAGGCGGTCAATCTCTGCCTGGAGGGCGGCGGCGGCCTGCTGCGGGTTCGTTGCCGCGAGCGTGTTCAAGGATCTGAACCACTGCGCTTGCTCGGGGCTTATCTGGTCATAAGCCTCCATCCGCCGCTTCAGTTCCGCTGCTTCCTGAAGTTTTGGGGTCATCCCCCGCTTCAGCTCCGCATCGAGGCGTTTGTGGATAGCCTCCACCGCCTCGCCCGGATACTGCTGCTTCAGCTCCTCCAGCGCGGCCCGCACCGTGTCCTCATCGCCGGTCGCGCTCTGCGCGTTATCGGACTGGGACTCGGGTTCGGGCGTGGCTTCGGTCTCCGGGGCGTCGTCGAGAGTCTCGGAAGAGTTATTCTCAACGCCCTCGTCACCGCTGCCAATTTTCTCGAAAATCTGTTCTAGAGTCTCGTCAGCCATCATGTCCTCTTATGCAGTCAGCCGCTCTCGCGCTGTTGTTGCATTTCAATCCGTTTTGTGAGAAATCTGACCCGTTCTGGATCAGAAGTAGGCAAATGAACTACACGAGCCGCGCCAGCGCGAGGCCCCCAATCAGTCCAGCCAGGAGCGGCGTGATACTGCCGATCACCGCCAACACAAGGACGATAACCAGGATCAGCAAAGCGATGAGCGTTCCCAGCCCCAGCGGGGCAAAGGTGACGTTCATCAGTAGCTGCCCTTCTTCGGCATCTTCGTCTTCATGGACTTCTTGCCGGAAGTGCTGGTCTTCCCCTTGGAAGCGCCACCCATCAGCTTCGAGTCGAAGGGCTGCGCCGGCGAAGAGTGAATGGCCGACGTGGACTTCATCTTCTTGGGCATGTCGTCACCCCTTAACTTCGTGCTTGACTGCCTCTTCGCGAGGGGCTCGCAGGCCTTCCTGCTGAACCACCTCGGCATCACTCCTGCGGTCGCCGGCTCCGGTCGAGCTGGAGGCGGGCTCTTTCAGCCGCCCTTCCTCGGACCCGGCGCGGTCGCTCGGTTTCGGCTGTCTCGGAGCGTTCGGTGTCTCCGGGGCGTTGGCCCGCATCGCGTCTTTCTCCGCGGCGGTCGGCTGCGTGCCGCTGGTTCCGGCCTGGCTGTCGGCCAGCTCCGAGGTCGGCGGGACCTGCTTGTGATGGTCCTCCGCTTCTTTCGCGGCGTTCGTGTTAAGGACGCAGGGCGCGGGCAGGAACTCGTGCGGGCGGACCCGGCGCGCTTCGTCCCAATCCGCCTGCACTAGCGGCTCGTCCGGGGTCGAGACCGCCGCCTTCGGCTTCTTCTCGGGCATCGCTATTTCCCTTTCTTCTTCTTGGCCTTCTTGGGGAGCTTCATCCCCTTGCTGGCCTTGTCGAATTCATCCACCGTCTTCTTGCTGATCTCTCCGCGAGCCTCCATCGCGTGAAACTTCTTGCGCTGGGCTTCGGACTTGTAAGGCACGTTAGTATCCCACGAGCCGGAAACTGCAGGTAAACGTCGAGAGATTGGTCGCTCCCGCCGTCTCCGTGCCCGCGGCGTCATAGCTGTGGATCTTCCCGGCCGTCGAGCCGGACAGGTTCCGGTCGAACGAGAGCGACTTCGCGTTAGCGAATGTCCCGTCCAGCAGGCTCGTGAACTGGAGGATCTCCACGGTGCGGATACCGCCGATCACCTTCAGGATCGCTTCCGTCAAAGACTCACCGCCCGCCGTGTAAGAGGCAGGTCCGGTGAATTTCCCGGTGATCTCGTAGCGGCGCACCCCCAGGGGTGAGCGGCGCGTCTGGGTGAATTGTGAGGCCGCGAGTGCCATAGTCTCCTATCCCATTCCACCTATCTGTGCAAGCAGACCGGGTGGCAAGCCTCCGGGGCCAGCGAGAGGAGAGCCCGGAGGGGCGGGAGTGATACCAGGGGGTAGGCTTCCCCCCTCGCCACCCGGCCCGCCCGCTGGACCTGGCTCCGGTGGTAAAGGACCAGGCCCAGGTTGTCCTCCCATCGGCGGTGCCGGAGGAGGAGGGGTTACGATAGCAGCCACGTTCTTCAGGTCGGGGAAGTTAGCCAGATACTGGTTCAGCAGTTCCGGTATGTTGATCATCTGCGCGAACGGCTGGAGGCTCTGCAAGAGGAAGCCGAACTCCTTCATCTTGCCTTCCTTGTTCTGGATCTGCGTCGAGCCCACATACACCGACAGGTCGTAGGCGCCCTTGATCTTCTCGGCGTCGTAGTTGTCCCAGCGGATGATCTTCGAGGGGTCGTTCGGGTCGTAGATCGGCAAGGTTCTGGTCCGGGTAGCGAACTGCTGCAGCCAGCGCAGACAGTCAAAGGCGATCCGGCCGCAGAAGTCCTCGAAGTCCTGCGCCTCGTCCTCCTTGATCGCCCCACCCGCGCCCTGGATCGCCTGCACCTCGGTGGTGGTCAATCGTTTCGAGGGTGCCTCACCCAGCGCGTACTGGTCCACGCCCGAGAGCATCTGCATCCACTTCTGCGCCGAGGCGGCGGCGTTGTAGGCGTCGGGGCTGATCTGCGCCTGCGGCATCCGCTGCAGGCCCCGCGGATCGCCCTGGATCTCGATGACGCGGTTGATCTGCGTGCTCTCCAGCTTCTTCCGGTTCGAGTTGTCGAGGAGGCCCTTCGTGGCGACGAAGGCTACCGCGTCCTGGGCGCGCACCGTGGCGAGCTGCGAGGCGGCGGCGTTGATCTCCTGCTGCATCTGCTCCCAATCGAGCACCTCGGGATCGCCGTAGAACTCGCTTTCAAGGCCCGGCCCGTGCAGAAGCTGGAACGGGTACTCGTCCCACTCCCACGGCCACTCCTCGGTAAGAAGCGGCCGGTCGTGCTCGTCGCAGAAGATGACATGGAGGCGGCGCTTGCGCTCGTAGTAGTGCCACAACTCCACGCGGCGCACGTCGGAGGGTGCTTCGTTATCGAGCTGACTCTTCTCGGTGTTCTTCTCCATATAGCCGATCAGGTTTTTGGTGGAGCCCTTCAGGCCGTTGGTGTTCTTGTAGCGGTCGTCTTTCTTCAGCTCGTCCAAGGGCACGCACTCGATGTAGCCGCAGTATTCCGCCCGCTCCAGCACCCGATCCGCCTCCGGTGAGATCCGGAACTGGGTGGGGTCGATCCGCCGGGCGTAGAACTGGTCCTTTCGGACATTTGGCTCTGGGATAGGCGCGGGCAGTTCTTTGCCGGACTCGATAGCCTTGGTGACTTCTTCCGGGTCGGGCGGCTCGCCTTCGACCGGCATCCGGCCCTCGTCCATGTAGCCGTCGTCCCACTCGAACTCCCAGCCGGTCTTCACCACCCCGAGGTTCAGGAGCGCCTTATCGAAGAGAGCCCTTTTGGCTTCCCGGTGCGCGGCGCTTTTGCGGTACTCGTAGCCGGTGGCGCGCTCCGCGACTTCCTGGTTCTCTTCTCCCTGGGGGTCCTCCGGCTTGACGATGATCTCGGCGGGGGAGAAGGCCAGCGCGGCCACCTTGGTACGGATGATGTAGCGGGTGAGGTTGATGACGATGTTGTGGTAGTCTTCCGGCCACTCGTCCTTCAGCCAGTGCTCGCCCTTCCACATCTGGACGCAGCGCTCCACCTTCTCCTTGAACACCGTCTCGTAGTATCTGCCGGCCCGGCGCATCCGGTCCTTGAGGATCTTCGCCTCGCCCCGCTTCAGCTTCGGCCCCTCGCTTTCCGAAGGCGTGCCTGTATCGTCCAGAGCGTTGCTCCGTCTGAAATCTTCCTGAAATAGCTCGGGGTTGGTGATGTCTGACTCAGGCATCTCTTAGTTCACGGGCCAGCTGTTCACCCGCCGAAGGGCGTTCTTTGATCTGGCTCTCGCCACCCATCTGGAGACCCTCCCACGCCGGATCGCCCTTCGGCGGGAGCAGGTCGCGCTGGTTGTGCCGGAAATGTTCGGGCACAAGAATATTTACCGTGGGCGTGAATTGCTTCCGCATCTTCCCCTGGCAGCGCGGACACTCCATCCAGCACTCGCGCCACATGACCGGGGCTCGAGACTCCTTGACCAGACCGCATTCCTCACACTGGTAGTCGTATCTGGGCATCAGGTCACCGCCAGGACCACGCCGGGGTCCACCGTGAAGGCGTCGGCCGCTAAAGTCGTCGCCACGCCCGAGATGATCACCTTCAGGGCGTACTGGTAGGAGGTGCCGGGGACCACCGCCACCGAGGCGGCCGGCTTCAGCGTCACCACCGCCTGCGCGTCGGTCGTCGCGGCCGTCACCACAATCGTGCCATTTCCGGCCGTGGAGGAAGCGCCGTTCAGGGTCTGCAGCCCCGCTGTCTCCTCGATCTGCACGAGGGCGGCGGCATCGGATTTCGCCACGTCGTCCTTCAGCGAGAAGTAGAGCTTCGAGCGACCCGTCAGGACGCCGAGACCCGTGAAGGTCAGCACCCACGTGTCGCCCGCTCGCTTCGAGAGACGCTGACTCATCATCAGCCTCCGAAGAAGTGGGCGCCGCCGCCGGTATCGTGGAAGCCGACGAAGCGCAACCCCATAAACGGGCGGCGCGTGGTGGTCGCAGCCGCCCAGGCCCCGGCGTCGGTGCGGCTGGTAAAAAGAAACGAGGCGATGCCGTCGAGCGGGCCGAGATAGGAAGCGGTATTCACGTCGCCGTAGTAGTAGGCGATGTTGGTTGCCGTGGTCGGCTTCAGCGCCAGCCGATAAGTCGTATTGGCCTCCAGTTGGATCACCCCTCCGAACAGGCGCAGGTTCGGCAGCGCGGAGGTCGAGAACTGCTGGTTGGCGTCAACCGTAATCGTGCCGTTGGTGAACGGCGTGTTGCCGTCGCTGTCATACAGGACGATCTGGTAATCGGCCGCTGCCGCTGCGGAGACGCCGACCCAGGCCGCATCTACCTGACACTGCCACGGCACCTGGAACTCCAGCGCGACCTCATCCGGGGTGCTGCCGGTGTTGATGTTTGCCGTTCCCAGACCGCTGTATGTCCAGCCGTCCAGCAGGCCGCCGATTGTTCCATCCGAAAACTCCAGCACCACGTTGTTGTTCACATTCAAGAGCGCCCATGTGCCGCCGGTCTTCAAGACGACGCCCGCGCCGTGCTGAAAAACAGAAGCGGCCTGCGCGTTAATAATCACCGAGTCGGCGCCAAGCCGCCCGCCGCCATCGAACTCCACCACAATCGCCAGCATCTCGCCAAACGCTACCGAACGATCCGCCGAGAGGTTTCCGGTCTGTATCCAGGTATTCGAGACGAACGCCGCGTTGGCGTTGGCAATCGCCACCGTCTGATCCTGGGTCTCGTCCGGTCGGTAGGGCGGGCCGTTGGCGGTGTCCACGTCCTGCAAGGAGACGGTGAGGGCGCTGCCGCCCGCCTTGACGACCGTGCCGAACCGGAAGCCCACTTTGCGGATACTTTTCGTGCCGTAGCTGGGAGTCCAGACCGGCCCGATAAAGGCGAACTTTTCCCCCGTCGCGTCAATCAGGCCGCTGGTGGTAAAGGCTGAAACAAGCTGGTTGCGGGGCATCCACATCCCGCCGCCTGCGAGCGTTTGAAGTGCCATTAGATTTGAAAGGTCTTTCCTTCGAGCGCCGTCTTCGTCTGGGCGAATGTCACGGCACCCGCCTCTTTCTTGGCCGAGCGCAGCCGGTCTTTCATCCGGTCGGCGGCGTCGGCAGGCCCTTCAAAGTCGGTCAGAAGATCATCCTGCAATACCGGGATGTGGAACACCTGCCCGGCAATCGTCACCGGCACGTCGTAATGGTTCTGCCCCGCGCAGCGGGTGATCGTCCCAACGGTAAAGGTCATTGTGACGCCTCAGCTCTCGATGGTGTAGTACGAAACCGTGACATCAACCGCCCCGGAAGTCGCTGCACTGGTGTTGATCATGAGATCCTCGTCATCGGCGCCGACCCCGAGGATGCCCGCCCCGGTGCCGGTATTGAAGCCGCCGCCGGGATCAATGTTCGGGTGCGCGGCCACCACCGAGGTAGTGGTCGGGGTGGTGGTGGTGTGGAAGCCGATGATCACCGAGACGTTCACGGTGTTGGCTTTGGAGCAGGCTACGAGGACGCGAGTCACGACGATCTTCAGCCCCGCCGCTACCGTCACGATCTTGGTGTTGGTCTGGGCCGAGGTGTAGGTGGCGTGGATCGTCTGGACGTTGGGGTGCCCGCCGATCATGAACGGGATGCCGGCGCGGTTGGCGTACAGGTCGGTCCTGTCGGCGGCGGCCACGGCGGTGGGGTTCGTGCCGTGGGCAATCGCTCGGGCGCCCACCTTCAGCGGGTTGCCGGCGTCCACGCCGTCGTGAGCGATACTGCCGTGCGCGAACAGGCCGTTCGTGGTGCCGCGCAGCCGGTCCCAGGTGGTGCCGTTGAAGATGTAGCCCCAGGCCGAGGTGATGATGCTTACCAGGGCGTTGTTCTTCGCATCCGCCCCGGCGATCAGAACATTTCTCTCCCAGGTGGCCCCATCCCAGCCCATCAAGGCCGCGCCCACCATCGGCGCGGTCGGGTTGGCGGTCGCGTCCGAGAGCGCCGCGGCGGTCGGCAATTCGGTATCGGCGGTGACGGTAGCCGTGCTCTCCGCGACCGAGACCTTGAAGTTACCGGAGCCGGTCAGCGCGGCCGGGATACGGGCCAGGTAGTTCAGCCACATCTTGATCTGGCCGCGGGCAAACCCGATCAAGGTGCCGGCGATGTCGGTGATGATCCCGGCGTCGGTGGTCGTTCCCTCGGCCACATCTGCGCCATCGGCCACCGTCACCGCACCGCCGCCACCACCACCGCCGCCGGCCA